TATATAGATACTAAATTTCTAAAGCGCAGGGCTTTTTTGGAAAACAGCGGTTTATTGGTCAAAAACTGCATTTATCATTCAATAAGGGCGATTATCGGGGATTCTCTCGGACGTTTCACCCATAGCGCCATCTGACGTATCGAGAAAGGAGTTTTCAAGGCATGAACATGACCAAAGTAACGTACATGGACGTCGATTCGCTTATTCCGTACGCCAACAACCCGAGAATGAACGAAAACGCTGTGGATGCGGTGGCCGCTAGCATCAAGGAGTTTGGCTTCAAGGTTCCCATCGTCGTTGATGGCGAGAACGTAATCATCAACGGCCACACGCGGTTGAAGGCGGCGCACAAGCTGGGACTCAAGCAGGTTCCAGTCATCGTTGCGGACGATTTGACGCCCGAGCAGGTGAAGGCGTTCCGTCTGGCCGACAACAAGACGAGTGAGCTTGCACAGTGGGACATGGACAAGCTGGACATCGAGCTTGAGGGCATAGGCGAAATCGACATGACCGAGTTCGGGTTCGATGACTCGGCAATAGAGGTATCAGATGACATGGAGCCGATTGACGATGAGCAAATCGGAGACGCCATGTCGCAGGAGCACAAGATGAAGCTCGACGGCTCGACAATCATCCTCACCGAGGAGGAGTACAAGCTCATGCGCTCGAAGCTCGACCAATATCTGGACGCGAACGGCGTAAGCTACGGGTTTGTGGGGTGGCTCATCAATGGTGACTGAGGTTAGCATCGACGCGGTGAAGCCAGCCGCATACAACCCGCGCAAGATTACGGAGGAGCAGCAACAAGAGCTTTGCAACAGCATCCGCAAGTTCGGGCTTATCGTTCCGATTCTGGTCAACCGCAAGGACAACGTAATCATCGCGGGGCACCAGAGGACGAAGGCCGCGCGTCTTATCGGAATCAAGACAGTCCCGGTGCAGTACGTCGAGAGCATCAACCTCGGTGACGAAATCAAGTTCAACCAGATTCACAACGCGACCGAGTCTGGAACCGTCAGGGTGACGTTCGATGGAGAGGCAGAGCACGGGAAGTTCATCGAACTGGACAACAAGGACTTCACGACCATCAAGAACACGGCAACAGTCGTGAAGGAGATTTGCGGGCTCACGCTGAAGTACGGAAACGTGCTGTCTGCTGTCATATGCAAGGGTGATGTCATTCTCGGAGGAGACTACGTAAAGGCGTGCAAGGTTCTCGGCTTGAAGGTGAACGCCTACGTCTGCGACGATTCGATGCACGACGATTTGCTCCACTACTTCGGCGAGGACTATGGCGAGTACTCGTACGACCACATCAAGCGAGACACCTACGTTCAGGGGCTTGCACAGCTCTACAGGAGCGTGAGCCGCGACGATGGCAAGTGCGCACAGCACTCGACGCTGTACGTAAGGCACGTAATCCCATATCTCAAGGAACATGCTTCGGCTAGAACGGTACTCGACTTCGGATGCGGGAAGGGAGACTACATCAGGCACCTGAAGAATATGGGATACGACGCGCTGGGGGTCGAGTTCTTCAACAACAACGGCAAGGCGATAGACGTGTCAAAGGGCAACCGCATGATTGACGCCCTGGTGAAGTACCTGCAAGAGCGCAGGCAATTCGATGTGGTCGTATGCGACAGCGTGCTGAACAGCGTTGACTCCATGAAGGCTGAGCGGAGCGTAATCGACTTCCTTAACCTCATGGCAAGCGACAGGCTCTTCATCAGCGGAAGGCCGCTGGATGCCGTGACGAAAATGATGCAGTGCAAGAAGGACGCTGCGAACGCATGGCGTGCGGTGGAGTTCTTGGACGCCGACAACTTCAGCGCGAACTACCGAAGCGGTAAGTGGTACTTCCAGCACTACCACAGCAAGGAGCAGATAAAGAAGTCGCTCGAAGAGAGTGGGTTCGAAATCGTGAAGCTCGACTGGCAGAAGTGGGGGAGCAGCTGGCAGTGCGAGGCGGTGAAGGTTAGGGAGCTGCCGTTGCAGCGGTACATAGACGCCATCGACTTCGAGTTTAACCTCCCGCTTCCGAACGGCAGAAGCTACAAGCGCAACGGAGACGTGAAAGGGGCGCTGGGCCTTGAATGATATAGGGGTATACTTGTACAAGCGGGGTCTTGCGTGAGAAAGGAGAGCGATTCGATGATTATCAAGTCGATAGAGGTAGAGGGAACGTTCAAGTACCTATGGCTCAAGTCCGTGAGGGACGTCGATTTGTCGCGCCATTGCGCCAGATGCCTTATAGGTGACTATGACGGCAGAATCAACAACAGGTTGAAGGAAGCGCACGACATAGAGCTTGAAGGAGACGTGTACTACCTTTGCGGAGTCTCGCAACCCTACAGGTGGGAGAACAACTTCCATCTGGCGTTCAGGCGCAAGGACGGAAGCACGATAGACTACTCTTCGAATGGCGTGACGGTGAGAATCGAGGGAGCGGAGCGCCTTCCAATCGACGCGAAATACAACAACCCAGCGGACAGGCACTACAGGACGAAATCCTATTGCACGTGCAGGAACTGGCAGTTCGCAAACTACTTCGAGACGCACCTGAAGAGAGGTACAGAGAATGGCTAAGCAATCGCTAAACGAACAGGCACGCGAGATTCTCAAAATCGCGGAGGAGACTGGCGTACAGACGAACTTCTTCTTCGTCACGACGTTCAAGCGCTATCAAGTTCAGCTCAACAACCTCACAGAGCTTGAGTCGGCAATCCGCGAGACGGGAACGCTCGTGACGAAGGAGTATGTCAAGGGACGCGCCAACATCTACGTTAACCCAGCGGTCACGGAGTACAACAAGACAACGGACTCGGCCAACCGCACGGTGACCACGCTCATGAAAATCATCAAGGGGTTCGCCAAGGAGGACGAGGAACGCGACTCCGGATATGACCCGCTCATGGCGATAATCAACGGTGACAGCGATGGCGAGGAATAGGGGCTACGAGTACTGCGAGCTTGCGATAGACGCGGACACCACACCGCGCTACGTAAAGAAGCAGATGCGCCTTTGGATGGACGTGTGCGACGGCAAGAGCGACAAGTACCTCGTGAGCGACGCCAAGATTCGCCAGGTCGAATCAATCCTGAAGCTGCTCATTATGCCGAAGGGCCTGAAGGCTGGACAGACGCTCTACGAATGCACTACTGGCTACCAATGGATGCTCTACATCGCCGTTCTATGCACCGTCTACCGCGACAACCCCGAGAAGCGGCGCTACGAAATCGGGCTGCTGGAAATCGCCCGCAAGAACTTCAAGACTTATACCGTCGCAACCATATTCATCATCCTTATGCTCACCGAGCCAAGATTCGCGGAGTTCTTCTCGGTAGCACCAGACGGGGCGCTTTCAAGGGCGATTCGAGAAGCCATATCACAGACCTTGCGCTCGTCCCCGCTTGTGTACGAGTACAAGGGCGAAAAGCGTTTCAAGATTCTGCGCGATTGCATAACGTTCAAGCCGAAGAGTTCGACGTATGTCCCCCTGAGCTATTCAACCTCGCGAATGGATAGCCGACTTCCAAGCGCATTCTGCGCTGACGAGGTTGGGGCGCTTCCCACGAGCTACGCGGTCGAAGCGATGAAGTCCGGTCAGCTAAACATCTTGAACAAATTAGGCTTCATCATCTCGACCAAGTACCCGACGATAGACAACCCATTTGAGGACGAAATTGCATATGCCAAGAAGGTTCTTGACGGCATTATCGAAGACGATACGCTTTTCGCCTTGCTCTACGAGCCAGACGAGACGAAGGACTGGATGACCGATGATTTGGTCATGCGTCAGGCTAACCCCGTCTCGCTTGAGATACCCGAGATTTGGGAAGACCTGAAGAAGAAGCGGGCCTATGCAATCGCGGTGGAATCGGCACGCGAGAATTTTCTCACCAAGCACTGCAACATCATCTACCAAGGGCAGGGAACGGAGACGTTCATCGACGTTGCGGACGTTCAGGCTTGCAAGGTCGCAGACATAGATTGGCGCGGGCGCGTGGTGTACTTGGGGCTTGACCTTTCCGAGACGAACGACAACACCGCAGTCGCTATGGTCGCTGCCGATGATGACGGGAATATTATGGCTGACGTTTTTGCGTTCGTGCCGGAGGGCCGCATTCCCGAGAAGAACGCCTACGAGAAAATCGACTACCGAGAGTTCATCAGGGCCGGGAAGTGCATAGCCTGCGGTGACAGGGTAATCGACTACAAGGTTGTAGAGGACTTCATCCTCGGCATTGAGAAGAGATTCGGCGTGCAGGTGCAGGCAATCGGCTACGACCGATGGAACGCTCTAAGCACAGCCCAGAAGCTGGAAGGCGCGGGCTACAACACGGTCGAAATCAGGCAGCATTCGAGCGTGCTCCACCCACCGACCAAGCTTCTGAAGGAGAAGATTCTTTGTGGCGAGTTCGAGTACACCGACAACAGGCTGCTCGAAATCAACTTCCAGAACGCGCGTTGCAGCTACGACACGAACCGCAACATGTACGTTCACAAGAAGCGAAGCAAGGGCAAGGTCGATATGGTGGTTGCCCTGATAAACGCTGTATATTTGCTTCAGCAGGACGTGGTATTTGGGCAGATGCCTGACTTCACGGTTCAGGTAATTTAGGAGGTAAACGGAATGGGATGGATTAGGAGAAGGAAGGAACGCAAGCGCTCCACCGAGAACATAATCGGCAACGATGGCACGGTGAACGACGTGCTTCTTAGGGCATTGCTCAATGACGAGCCAATCGACCGCGACAAGGCGATGATGCTTCCTGCAGTATCTGGAGCGGTTGACTTCATCACGAGCGCCGTAGCATGTATGCCAGTACGTCTGTACCGCACCAAGAAGGGCGTGGTCGAAGAGGTCGAGAACGACGCGCGAACGAAGATGCTAAACGGGGACACCGGTGACACGCTGGACGGCTTCCAGCTCAAGAAGGCGATGGTCGAGGACTATCTCATGGGGAAGGGCGGCTACTGCTACATCGAGCGCAGCCGAAACGACGTGACGGGCTTGTACTACGTGGCGTGCGACGCGGTGAGCATCAACATAAACTCAGACCCGATTCACAAGTCTTACGACATCATCGTGGGCGACGGGACGTACAAGCCCTTCGAGTTCGTCAAGCTGCTACGCAACACGAAGGACGGCGCAAGCGGCGTTGGCCTTACGGTCGAGGTCGCGAAGGCCCTTGAGACTGGATACCAGACGCTACTGTACCAGCTTGGGCTTGTGAAGGCGGGCGGAAACAAGCGCGGTTTTCTCAAGAGCCAGCGCAAGCTTGGGCAGGAGGAAATCGACACGCTAAAGACAGCGTGGGCGAACCTTTACGGCAACAGCGAAGAGAACGTTGTCGTGCTCAACAACGGCCTTGAGTTCCAAGAGGCGTCGAGCACTTCGACCGAGATGCAGCTCAACGAGAACAAGCGGACGATGGCCGACGAAATCAACGGTATCTTCCACATCAAGGATAACTTCGAGGAGACGTACAAGTTCGCAATCTACCCCATCGTGAGGGCTTTCGAGACGGCACTCAACCGCGACCTTCTTCTTGAGCGCGAGAAGCGCAATTACTTCTTCGCGTTCGATAGCCGCGAAATCATCAAGGCCAGCCTGAAGGAGCGGTACGAGACGTACAAGCTCGCCAAGGATTGTGGCATAATGTCGATTAACGAGATGCGCCGCAACGAGAACATGAACGAGGTCGCTGGGCTTGACATCATCGACCTCGGACTTGGCTCAGTTCTCTTCGACACGACCACCGGCGAGACGTACACCCCGAACACGGACGCCACGAAGGCTGGCAGCATTTCGGATTCTGAAGGCGCGATTCAGGCGCAAGGGGGTGAACCAAATGCAGATTAACATTCGTGAGGACTCTGTCGAAATCGAGGGCTACGTCAACGCTGTGGAGCGCAACAGCAAGCCTCTGCCATCGCGCATGGGGAAGTTCATCGAGCGCATCAAGGCTGGCGCTTTCGCACGCGCCCTGAAGCGCAACGACGATGTTCACGTGCTGCTCAACCACGACTGGAAGCGGGACCTCGGCAGCACCAAGCAGGGCAACCTCGAATTGGCCGAGGACAACATCGGACTCCGCGCCAAGTGCACCATCACCGACAGGGACGTTATGGAGATGGCGAAGCGCGGAGATTTGGTGGGCTGGTCTTTCGGATTCTACGACAGAGACGTTAAGAACGGGGTCGAGAACGGCATGTTGACCCGCGAGGTGAACGACCTCGACCTCGAAGAGGTATCCATCCTCGACCGTTCCAAGGTGCCAGCCTACGACGGCACGCTCATCATGGCTAGGAGCGACGATTCGGAGGACAGGATTTTCGTCTCCGATGCTTTCGACGCCGACGATGCAGAGCATGATGTCTCACGTGAAACGCCAGAGACGCGAGAGGACAAGCCCGAAGATGTTTCACGTGAAACCAAGCATGAAATCGACTACAGCAAGTACAAGGCAATGATTGCCGAAATGAAGGAGGGCTAACAATGCAGAACAACTACAAGAATCTTGTCGAGCTTAAGAACGACAAGGTTGCAAAGGCCGAGGCAATCCTGAAGGATGCCGAGGAGAACAAGCGCGAGCTTACCGAGGACGAGGCCGCAGAGCTTGCGGAAATCCGCGACGATGTGAAGCGCATCAAGGACGCGCTCAAGATTGGAGACGAGTTGGACGATTCCGAGGAGAAGCAGCCGAAGCAGGAGCCTACGCCAGCTGGCAGCGAGCCAAAGCCCACGCAGGAGCAGCAGGACACCCGCGCATTCGAGAACTTCATCCGCGGCCGCGTCATCCACGAGCGTGCTGGCGAGCTGACAAAGACTGACAACGGTGCGGTCATCCCGGCAACCATCTCGCAGCAGATTATCAAGAAGGTCTACGACGTCTCGCCGATTCTTGCGAAGTCCCAGAAGTACAACGTGAAGGGCAAGCTCCAGATTCCGTACTATGACACCACTGGTGGCGGAATCAACGTTGCGTATGCCACCGAGTTCACACCGCTGACTTCCAGCAATGGCAAGTTCAAGAACATCGAGCTTGACGGCTTCCTTGCCGGTGCGCTGAGCAAGATTAGCAACTCTCTCATCAACAACAGCCAGTTCGACATCGTGAGCTTCGTCGTTGACCAGATGGGCGAGGACATCGCACGCTTCATCGAGCACGAGCTTCTCATCGGCACCGAGGGCAAGGTCGAGGGCCTTTCCAAGCTCACCAACTCCGTGACCGCTGCGGCACAGACCGCAATTACAGCCGACGAGGTCGTGAAGCTGAAGGACTCCATCAAGGACGTCTATCAGGGCAACGCAATCTGGATTATGTCCCCCGCGACGCGCACGGCGCTCCGACTGCTGAAGGGTACCGACGGCCATTACCTGCTGAACGATGACATCTCTTCGCCTTTCGGTACCGTGCTGCTCGGCAAGCCGGTCTATGTGTCCGACAACATGCCGAACATGGCGAAGGGCGCCACTGCAATCTACTACGGCGATATGACCGGCCTCGCCACGAAGTTCTCGGAGAACATCACGACTCAGGTGCTGCGTGAGAAGTACGTTGACGAGCACGCGACCGGCGTAATCTCTTGGTTCGAGTTCGACTCCAAGGTTCAGGACGCCCAGAAGCTAGCCAAGCTGGTGATGGCTAGTGCATAGGGCGCTCAAGTCCTTCAGCGGCGCAATCTCGATGTGCGAGGGCGAGACGCGGGAGATTGAGGACGCCGAGCTTGTTGCCGACCTCATGAGAGCCGGATACATCGAAGAGGTCAAGCCAAGGCGCGGCAGGAGCGCCAAGAGGTCTGGGGAGCCGAATCCCCAAGAGTAGGGGGGAAACGACATGAGCCAGATTACGAAAGTCTCGGAGGTCACTTCGACCGACCTTGCGGAATACCTGCGGGTCGGCGAGGTGACCGAATCCGACGAAGAGTTCTTGAGGACGATTATCGGCGCGGCAACCGCGTACATGTGCAAGTACACCGGACTGGATGCGGAGCAGCTGGACGAATCCAGCGACCTCGTTATAGCGCTGCTTGTGCTCTGCCAAGACATGTACGACAACCGCGCCCTTTACGTCGATTCCGCGAACGTCAACCTCACAGCGCAGAGCATCCTCGACATGCACTCCGTAAACCTTCTTCCTTCGGTGGCAGACGATGATTAACGCTGGGAAGTACAACCACCGAATCAAGATAGTCCGCGTTGTCAAGGACTACGACAAGGACGGCTTCCCGGTCGAGCGCGAGGAAACCATCCTTGAGCCTTGGGCCAGCGTCAGAACGACAAGCGGATACACGCTCGTAAAGAGCGGCACCGACTTCGAGAAGGCCACGACAAACTTCACGATTCGCTACCCGATGACAACCAAAATCGACCGAGACATGGTCGTTCTTTTCGACGGAAGACGCTACGAGATTCAATATCTCAACAACATCGATTACGTCAACGTAGAGTTGGAAATTCAAGCGGCGGAGGTGACCCATTAATGGCACGGTTCGAGACAGAACTTCCGACCGACCTAATCAAGACATTCGACGAGCTGAACGTCGAAACACAGAAGATGCTTGAGGAAATGACGCAGGAGGGGGCCAAGACGGTTCTTGCGAACATCAACGCCAACGTCCCAGCCAGCTTCCACAGCTCCGGCATCATGCAGTGCCTGAAGATTACGCGACCTTATTACACGCCGTCAGACGGTGGGCGCAATACGAAGGTGGCCTTCTACGGATACTTCGAGAACAGAAATGGCAAGAAGCGGTACACGGTTCCGGCCCCGCTGGTCTGCAACCTCTTCGAGTATGGACGCAGCAACTCTCCGTATCCAAAGCACCCGTTCATGCGCCGCAGCTTCAAGAAGGGCCAAATCGAAGCGGCAATGATGAAGGTTCAGGACCGCTACATCAAGGGTGATTAAGATGAACGCGGAAATCGAAAAGCTATTTGACGGCTTCACCGTGAACGGCACAGAGGTTCCCGTGCGATTCATGTTCTACGACGGCCACGGGGAGCCTTACATCGTCTACTCGCGCGAGTACGACGATGATTCGTATTCTGGCGATGATTCGCTGCTAGGATACGTGACGTACTACGACTTCGACGTGTACAGCAAGGGAAACTTCACCGCTCTGGTCGAAGCGGTAAAATTAAGGCTTGAGCGCACCGGTTGGACATGGCAACCGTCGCGCTCTTCGGCAGACATGTACGAGAGCGACACTGGCTATTTTCACGTGACGCTCAGTTTCGCAAAGGAAAGAGGGGTTTAACATGGCAAAGATTGGACTTACAAACCTTTGGTGGGGCAAGCTCACCGAAGCGGAGGACGGCACCCCGTCCTACGATGGCGCGAAGAGCTTCGGCAAGGCCGTCTCAACGAAGGTGGACGTCACCAACAACGACGCGACGCTGTATGCAGAGGACGCGCTTGCCGAGTCCGACAAGACCTTCAACTCGGCCAAGGTCACCCTTGGCGTCGCTGACGACGATGATACGATTTTCGCCCCCATCCTCGGCCACACCGTCAAGGGCACCAAGGATGGCGCTGGCGGCGAGATGGTGCGAAACGCCAACGACGCCGCGCCTTACATCGGGCTTGGCCGAGTCATTACAAAGATGGTCAATGGCAAGATGGCGTACAAGGGCGAGTTTTTGTACAAGGTCAAGTTCTCCGAGCCTTCGCAGGATGACCAGACCAAGGGCGAGAAGGTGGACTTCAAGACGCCCGAAATCGAGGGAACGGCTTCCTCGCTCGCGAACGGCGATTGGTCTGCGGCACAGACGTTCGACACCAAGGACAAGGCTGTTTCGTGGGTAAAGGACAAGCTCAAGGCAACACCGGGCGCGTAGCAGCTGGCGCACAGATGCGGGATAATGGGTCATGGGCCGCAGTGGCCCGTGGCCCATTTCTGAAAAAAGGGAGGATAACGGATGAAGAGTGCGATTCAGGAAATCGAGTACAAGGGCAAGAGCTACAAGCTCGTGTTCGACCTCAACGTCATGGAGGCCATCCAGGAAGAGTACGGCAGCATCGAGGCATGGGGCAAGCTCACCGAACCTGAGGACGGAGAGCCTAACATCAAGGCTCTCGTCTTCGGCGTCATGGAGATGATTAACGAGGGCATCGACATCGACAACGACGAGAACGGCACCGACGAGAAGCCGCTGACCCACAGGAAGGTGGCTCGCATCCTCACCGAGGTCGGGCTTGAATCCGTGGCAGACAAGATGCAGAAGACCGTCATAGACTCGACAGAGGATGATTCAAAAAACGAGTAATCCACGACGAAGACGTGATTTTTGATTACGACCCGACCATAAACTTCTCGTGGTACTACTTCATGGGCCGGACGAGGCTGGGGCTTTCGTCCGACAAGGAGGTCGGGAGGCTCACGCTCAGACGCTTTCGTGGTCTGTACCAGGCGTACAAGGAAACCTTCGACATCGAGACTCAGCTGCGTGTGAGCGGGTCTACGTATGCAAAGCTGGAAGCGAAAGCCGAGAGCGACGAGGAATGGTTTTAGATGTTTCACGTGAAAACATGTGGAGGTGATTAAATGGCTAGTTTCGGTGGCGCGGTAAAGCTCACAGGCGAGAGCGAGTACCGCGCGGCACTGAGAAAAATCACGCAGAACCTGAAGGAGGTTTCGTCGGAGATGAAGCTCGTCTCGTCCCAGTACGACAAGGGAGATACGAGCACAGAGGCGCTTAGCGCTAAGTCGGAAGTTCTTAATAAAAAGCTGGAACAGCAGAAGAGCAAGCTCGCGACGCTCCAGGCGCAGTACGGCAAGATGTCCGAGGCGTACCAGACCCAAACGGCTAATCACGACAAACTCGTTCAGTCCTACAAGGAGGAGCAGGAAAAGCTCGAACGCATCGGCCAAGAGCTTGGAGAGACCTCGCCCGAGTACCAGAAGCAGAAGGACGTCGTAGCGCAGCTGAGCAAGGAGGTCGAAACCAGCTCAAAGGCGCAGGAATCGAACGCGAACACGATGTCGCGCATGCGCACGCAAATCAACAACGCAGCGACTGACATCAACAAGACCAAGAGCGAAATCAGCGGGCTTGATAAGCAGCTTGGGAGCCTTGGAGGAGAGCAGACCAAGGCCGCTAGCGAGATGGAAAAGCTAAGCTCCACAATCGAGCAGCAGAAGAGCAGGCTTGCGGGACTCAAAAGCGAGTACGCAAACGCCGTACTCACGTATGGCAAGAACAGCAGTGAAGCGAAGAGCCTTCGCACGCAGCTGCAAAACCTTTCCGGCGAGCTAAAGCAGAACGAATCGAAGATGGACGCGGCCACGAGCAGCGCGGAAAGGCTTGCAGGCGGTATCGATAAGGCTGGCGAAAGCGCTAAGGGCGCGGGCGACGGCGGCTTTACCGTGCTGAAGGGAGCACTCGCGAACCTTGCGGGCAACGTCATCCAGTCGGCGATAAGCGGCATACAAAACCTCGCTGGCGAAGCAATCAGCAGCTCCGACGCACTGAAGAAGTTCGAGTCGACCATGAGCTTCGCAGGCTACGACGATGCGACAATCTCAAAAGCCAAGGACGATATGAAGGAGTATGCCGACCTGACGGTGTACGACCTCGATACGGTTGCGAACACGACCGCACAGCTTGCAGCAAACGGTATCCAAGATTACACGGGATTGACCGAGGCTGCGGGCAACCTTAATGCTGTCGCAGGCGGCAACGCCGATACGTTCCAGTCCGTCGCGATGGTGCTCACGCAGACCGCTGGCGCTGGAAAGCTGACAACCGAGAACTGGAACCAGCTGGCGGACGCAATCCCCGGCGCGTCCGGAAAGCTCCAGGAGGCGTTGCAGAAGAACGGCGCATACACCGGAAACTTCCGCGACGCGATGGCAGAGGGTCAAATCACGGCAGACGAATTCAACCAAGCAATCATGGACTTGGGCTTCACGGACGCAGCGCAGGAGGCCGCTACCTCGACGGATACCTTCGAGGGTGCCATGGGCAACATGCAGGCAGCGGTCACCGATGGCTTGATGCAAATCTACGATGCAATCGGCTCTGAGAACGTGACGGGCTTCATCAGCGGAATCTCTGACGCCGTGTCCGAGATTGTACCGTACATCAAGGACGCAATCCAATGGCTCAAGGACAACCTTCCGGCAATCGCTCCGCTAATCGCTGGCATAGCGACGGCACTCGGCGGCATAATGGTCGCACAGCAGGTTGAAGCGATGATAAACGCATTTAGGAGCTGGAAGACAGCGACCGAGGGCCTAACAGTTGCTCAGAGGATTCTGAACGCAGTGCAACTATCGTCTCCAATCGGTCTCATCATCTCCGCAATCGCCGCGCTAGTTGCCGGAATCGTGGTTCTCTGGAACACCAACGAGGACTTCCGAAACGCGGTCATAGGCATCTGGCAGGGCATACAAGACTTCGTTGGCAATGCGATTCAGGCTATCGTGGGCTTCTTCTCGAACCTCGGCACGACAATCTCACAGCTGCCGCAGATGTTCGCTGACTGGCTTAACGACGTCATCACGACGGTTGCTGGGTGGGTTTCGAACATGGCGGCACAGGCGGCTAGCGCAGGCTCGCAGTTCGTCAGCAACGTCGTGGGCTTCATCCAGAACATGCCGTACAACATCGGCTACCTGCTCGGGACGGTAATCGGCTCGGTCATCTCTTGGGTGGGCCAGATGGCATCGAATGCCGCTTCTGCGGGTTCGCAGTTCGTGTCGAATGCAATCAACTTCATCCAGGACCTTCCGGGCCGCATAGCAAGCTTCCTGAGCAGCGCAATCTCGCACGTCATCTCGTGGGCGTCCAACATGGCGAGCAATGCTTCGAAAGCTGGCTCGCAGTTCCTGACCAACGTCGTGAATTTCATCTCTCAGCTGCCGGGGCGTATCGCCGGCTTCCTTGCTGACGTCATCGGGCGTCTTGCTGGATGGGCAGGAGAGATGGCAAGCGCAGGAGCAAGGGGAGCACGCTCGATGTTCGATGCAGTTGTGAACGGAATCTCAGGCCTTCCGGGCCGCGTGGCATCAATCGGCTCCGAAATCGTGCACGGCATCTGGAACGGCATCAGCGGCGCTGCCGGGTGGCTGGCAAACAAGGTCTCAAGCTTCGCCAGCGGCATCCTCGATGGAATGAAGAGCGCACTCGGCATCCACTCGCCATCGCGCCTGTTCCGCGACCAAGTAGGCAAGTACATCGCTCAGGGCATCGGCGTGGGCTTCGAAAGCGAGATGAGCAACGTCACGCGGCAGATGCAGGACGCCATGCCGGACGCCTCGGCGTTCTCGATTGGGGGCACGATGGCATCGGTCGACTATCAGTCGGCTGGTGCTGGCTTCGGTGGATACGATGGAATCGTTGACGCTGTTGTCGAAGCGCTTGGGCGCGTCCACATCGTTCTCGATGACGAGGTGGCAGGAAAGTTCGTGGAGCGCACGGTAACGAACGCTATTTACGCATAATAGGAGGTGTTTTCATGATTAACTACATCGAATTGAACGGCACGAAGAGCACAGACGTCAAGGGCCTGATAATCCAGTCGCTTCCGCCAATCAGCAAGCCAAAGGTGCGCACTAGCATCGAGGAAATAGACGGGCGCGACGGCGATATAGTCACAAGGCTTGGATACGCCGCCTACGACAAGGAGGTGAGCATCGGCCTTCACGGGGACTTCGACATCGATGACGCAATCGCCTTCTTCGACTCTGAGGGTGAGGTAGTCTTCGGCAACGAACGCGACAAGTACTACCGCTACCAGATTCTCGACCAAATCGACTTCGAACGCCTTGTGAGGTTCCGCACAGCGAAGGTCAAATTGCATGTGCAGCCCTTCAAGTACGACGCGGTGGACAGGGTTTTCGAAGCCGTTGGTAAGTCGGTCACGCTGCGGAATCGCGGCAACGTCGCTTCGAGGCCTACCATCACCGTGTACGGCAGCGGCACCGTCGAGCTGGCAATCAACGCGGTCACGGTGCTGAGCATGGCAATCGGCAGTGGATACATCACGATAGACGCGGAGGAAATGAACGCATACCACGGAGACGCACTCGTGAACCGCAACGTCTCTGGTGACTACTCGGATGTGAAGCTGAACGTCGGCGAGAATGTCATATCATGTAGCGGGAACGTCACGGAAATCAAGGTAGAAGACTATTCGAGGTGGGTGTGATGGTGCGGACGAATTTCACGATGGAGGACAAGTATATCCGCATGACGCGCGGTGATACCCTATCCTTCGGGGTTCAGATATACGACGAGGAAGGAGCGCCTTTTGGGCAGGACTTGGAGCGTGCCTGCTTCACCTGCAAGTCGAACCGCAGCGACACCCGCTTCCTTTTCCAGAAGTCGCTTTCGGACGGCATCTCGAAGGCTGGGCAGGGGGCTTACGTCGTGCGTGTGGCCCCTAGCGACACTGCCAGAGCCAAGCCCGGGAAGTACTTCTACGACCTCGAAATCTGGTGCAACGGCGATGTGTTCACCGTCATGCGCGGTGTGCTAGAGCTGATGCAAGACGTAACGTTTTAGGAGGGGTGATATTCAATGGCTAAAATCGATGAGAATATCAAAGTTATGATGTTGAAGGGCGAGACTGGCGCGAGCATCAAGTCTATCGACAAGACGGCCACCGATGGGCTGGTCGATACATACACGGTGACACTCAGTGATGGAACGAAGTCTAATTTCAACGTCACGAATGGCAAGGACGGCGCTGACTTCGACACGTTCGAAATTGGCGGGCGCAACCTGCTGCTGAAAAGCAGTACTTTCGGTAACTTCAAAGGTACGGCAGACATTACGCTGAGTGATGGCATTTTGTCTTTCGGCACATCTGGTGATATCCAAACGGGAGTTCAAGCGCGAGGTATCAAGAGATGCTTACCGTTCTTGCGTGGTAAGAAAGTCACGACTTCATACCTTGTCAGGACGCACGAGAGCCTTGCGTCAGTTGCAGATAATGCGTATTTTGGTGCGGAATTAGGAGTTATGTATGCTGACGGCAGCGAATCGTATTCAGACGGCAGGCTTAGCCTGTCATCGGAGTTTGCAAAAGCAGATTCCAAATGGAGGAAAGTATACGTTACGCATCAGCTGAAAGACATTGAAATAGTGGATGCTGCTCTTTCTTTCTTAAAGAGAGGCATAACGGGCGCGGTCGATTTTACGCAACCGAAGCTCGAAATTGGCACCAAGCCGAGCGATTGGACGCCAGCGCCCGAGGACAAGGCCGACGAGGCAGACCTGCAGTCGCTTTCTACGAAGGTCGCAGCAAACACATCCGGCATATCCAAGAACGCAAGTGACATATCGACGCTCTCGGCCATGTCCACGCTGTATAGCGATGACAAATGGCGCGTGTGCGTCAAGTGTGGTTTCGTATGGGTCTACTGCAACGGTGTGTCGACCGCTGGTGGTGCTTGGGACTATACGGATTGCCCATACACTCTCCATGAAAAGTACAGGCCGCCCATGACTCTGTACGCACCAGCATTTGCCAATAATGGCGGCACGGATACAGGAGCCATATCCGTCACAAGATACGGAGAGATAAGCGTCGGCAACTATGGTGGAACTGGGTCTACGGACGCAAGGCACGGCGTGCTGTGCTGGCCAATCGGCATATAATCGAATCGACAACACGACATTTTGGCGGGCTGCAAGCACAGCCCGCCTTTTCATAACGGGGGTGATTACATGATTAGGGTTTTCGGGCCAAACGACACTGACTTCTCAAGCAATGGAGATTGTGTCATACAGTCCACAAAAGCGAAAGTCCACAAGGAAGATAACGGAGATTTCTACCTCGATTTAGAAGCGAGCACCAAGTACGCCGACTATCTGACCAGCGGGCGGATAGTCGTGGCCGACACCCCGCAGGGGGCGCAGGCCTTCCGCGTCTCGGACGTGACCAAGAGGAGCACCAAGGTTTCGCTGAGGGCGTGGCATGTGTTCTACGATTCGAAGAATTATCTTATCGCGGATTCGTACGTAGTGGACGTGAACGCCAATGCTGCTCTTGACCACCTGAACGAAGCGACGGAGCCAAGGAGCGAGTTCTCCACAATCTCCGACGTGCAGACGATTGACTCTTTCCGCTGCGTCCGAAAGTCGCTTTACGAGGCAATCCAGACCGTCATAGAGCGTTGGGGCGGGCATCTGGTGCGCGACAACTTCCGCATCGAGCTTAGGCAGTCAATCGGCGCTGACAACGGAGTTACGGTGAGGTACCGGAAGAACCTCAAAGAGCTGACGTGCAAGTACGATTGGAGTTCTGTAGTCACGAAGCTTCTGCCAGTTGGCACGGACGGCATTCTGCTGAACGACCAAGACCCGAGCGCGTCAATCTACGTCGAGAGCGAGCAGAAGTGGGACATCCCATTCACCAAGTCAGTCTCGTTCTCGCAATCCTCAATCGAGAAGGATGATTACGGCAACGACGAAACGGCGTACCGCAAGGCCCTTGTCGATGATTTGAGGCAGCAGGCTCAGGATTACGTCAACAAGAACTGCATGCCGAAGGTAAACTACACGCTGAAGGCCGACATGGAGCGAGTGACCGACATCGGCGACACGGTGGAGGTCATCGACGAGCGACTTGGCGTGCACATCCTGACCAACGTCATCGGGTTCACCTACGACTGCATTCTCGGCAAGTACACCGAGATTGAGTTCGGGAACTTCACGAAGACGTTGAGCGGCCTTGCTGGGACGCTGCAATCGTCTGCGCGAAGCGCCGCCCAGAGTACGGTTAACAACGCAATCCAGGGCGTTACCGATACGGTCACCCAGACAATCACGCAGTCGATGGGGGCTTCCTACGTCATCTACGACGGCTCGAAAATCCTGGTGCTCGACGCGCTGCCGAAGGAGGACGCGCACAACGTCATCATGATTAACGACCACGGCATCGCCTTCTCGCGCAACGGGGTCAACGGGACTTTCGAGAGCGCGTGGGGCATCGACGGCACGATGAACATGAAGAACATCAACGTCATCAACTTCGTGGCCGATTTAATCAAGGGCGGCACGCTGAAGCTGGGGGGAACTGACAACGGCAACGGGGTCATGGAGGTTCGCTCGGCTGGCGGCTCGCTTCTTGGAAAGCTCGACAAGGACGGGCTGAGGATGTGGGCCAACGACGGCTCACGAATCGAAATCAACGCCTCGCAGGGCCTTGTGGGATACGACGCGACTGGAAGCCCGACATACGGGGTGACGGACGGAGTTTTCTACATGGCCAACGGTTATGTAAACAGCTCGCTCGCGGTCGGCGGCTTGTTGAAGATGGTGCCGATTCAGACCGATTCGAGCACTGGCATCGCGTTCGTCGCGCTTGCATAGGAAGGGGGGAATCGAATGGCATCAAGCGGAAGCATCACAGGGGCTTATCGCGGCTACACTCTGCGCGCTGATTGGAGCGCGGTTCAAAACGCCGCAGGAAATTATTCCGACGTGACAGTAAGGCACACGCTGGTCATAGGCTCGGCGTACTCGCTGAACATCTCTTCGCGCACGAACACGTGCTCAGTTGGGGGAGTATCGCAGGGCTACACTTCTGGGAGCATCAACCAGAAGGGCGGCACGGTCCTTCTCGGCACGACCGTTCACAGGGTGTCGCATGACGCGGACGGAACCAAGACAGCGCAGCTGAACGACACGTTCAACATAAACGCGACAATCGACGGCACGAAGGTCTGGAGCATCACGGCATCTGGCTCCATCTCGCTCGACAGGATTGCAAGAAACGCCACCATCGTGACCGCCAACGACTTCACCGACGAGACGAATCCGACGCTCACGTACAGCAACCCATCGGGCTTCACGTGCGATTTGTCAATCGAATTCGCGGGAGGGAGCGTCACGAGGGCAGGTGCGATAAGCGGTGCGGGCGGCTCGTACACGATGCAGCTCACCGACTCGGAGCGCACGGCCCTTCGCAACGCGAGCAAGGATTCTCCGACACTGAAGGTCACGTACGTTCTTAAAACGACCATCGATGGCACGGCGTACTACTCGCGAGCCGATAGGAAGATGAACGTCGTTAATGCGGCGCCAGAGCTTGGGGCCGTATCGTATGAGGACACCAATGCTGCCACGGTGGCGGTGACTGGGGACAAGTCCCGAATCATCCAGAATCATTCGACGCTGACCGTGACAGTGCCGACCGCGACCGCGAAGAAGGGCGCTACAATCGCGAGCTATGCTATCGCCTTCGGTGGGGTGACGAAAACCGTGAAGGCTGCTGGGGCCGTATCGCTTGGAGCCGTGGACGTCTCATATTCGCAGGCCATGACCGTCACGGCAACCGACAGCCGTGGGTTCACTGCGAGCAAATCGGTTCATGTGACCGTAGATGATTACAACGCACCGACTGCCGTCATCGACCTGCACCGGCTTAACAACTTCGAACCGACCACGTACATCACAGCACACGCCCGCTACTCGTACTTGAACGGCAAGAACGCAGTCACCATCACGGCGAAATGCAAGAAGGTTTCAGAAACAGACTACGGCACGCCATTCGCCCTGGCAGATTCCGTCCAATCGACGCTGACGTGCGACCGGGATTCGGCCTACGACTTCGTTGTGACCGTCACGGACAAGCTGGAACCTACCATCTACAACCTGACTCTGGGCAAGGGCATCCCCGCGTTCTTCATCGACACGAAGAAGTCTAGTGTCGGCGTGAACTGCTTGCCAAGCCAATCGGACGTTCTGCAACTTGGCGATTCGGCATGGCTCACGGCTCAGGGCGCTTACCCGGTCGGGGCAATCTACCTGAGCGTGACCGACGCGAATCCCGCTTCGTTGTTCGGTGGGACGTGGGAGCGCATAGGCGGGCGCTTCCTGCTTGGCGCAGATTCGACATACGCGGCTGGGAGCACTGGCGGCGAGGCAGCGCACACGCTGACCGTCGATGAGATGCCAAGGCACAACCACGAGGTTGATAACCTCAACGCTTCGGGCAATGCCACCCCGTTCATGACAGTTCAGGCGCAGGACAAGAAGGGATACGGCGGGAACGTGCAGACGATGTTCACTGGCGGCGGCAAGGCGCACAACAACCTTCCCCCGTATCTGGCCGTGTATATGTGGAAGAGAACAGCCTAGCGTTTCCGCAGGTAAACGGCTTACTGTCGCGCCCTCTAAGGCCCTGTTTTGGGTCTTGAGGTGTAACTATACCTTTGTTTTCGCAGCAAAAAGGGGGAAACCGCTTGGTTTCCCCCTATATGTTGTATATGCCAGCCACGACGCTGCTACATCTTGCGTTTCTGTAATCATGGAAGGATGCATAAATGCATCCCTTCATGATGTCAGAGAGGCTATATTTTGAGACTGATTCGGAGCGTGGGTTCTATCGCCGCGCCCGACTCAGTCTTTTCGTATTCGATTCTATCGACAATCATCTTGAGCAGGTCGTTCTGCTCCTTCGGCGTCAAGGTGTGCATTTCCTCGACAACCCTCGTGAGAATAGGCACGGCCTTCTCGTGCCTTTCCTCGCTTTCCTCGATGCTCTTCTCCAATTCCTCGACCCTTGCCTGAAGCTCAGCCCTCGCGGCGTTCACCTTCTGCACACGCTCCAAGTAGGTCTGGCGGTCGTAGATTCCAGTCTCGTATGCTTCGCACGCCCTTTCCAGCATCATCGACTTCTTGCCAAGTTCGTCCCTGAGCATTTCGAGTTCGTCTCTTCTGGTGTCATGCTCTGGCGATGTGTCGTAATCGGCTAGCACGACAAGTTGGCGTTCCAGTTCCTTCTTGAGTTCATCAATCACCATGTCATATACGACGTGCGTGAATGTGTTCTTCGTCTCGCAGCGTGACGTTTGGCATCCGTAGTAGAAGGTTCTTTCGCCCTTATAGTCGTAGTGGGTTCTTCGCATAGTCTTACCGCACACGCTGCAGAACATTATCGACGCGAATGGGTTCTTCAGCGTCTGGTCTGACCTTGTTCTCGTCTTCTTGCTGTCGCGGACTTCCTGACACTTCCAGAACAGCTCTTCATCAACTATCGGCTCATGCTTTCCATCCACCACGATTGGCTCGTAGTTGTTCAGCCACCTTTGAACGACCTTCCCGTCCTTGATTGACTTCTCACAGCGTACCGTCTTCGTGTTTATCTTGCCGATGTACGTTTGATTCTTGATGACCTCGCGGATGGCGTAGGCCGTCCACTTCGCACCAGTCACCGTAGGTATCGACATGTTGTTCAGGTCGTGAAGGATGTTCGCCGCAGTGTCGTGTTGCGCGTACCTCCTGAAGATGTACCTCACGACCTCGGCGTTTTCGTTCGGCACCAGAACATAGCCCTTCCCGATTCTCTTTTTGTCGTATCCGTATGGTGGTCGCGACCCGATGAAATAACCTTCCTTCTGCGCTTGTATCCTTCCGCGATACAGGCGCTTTTTTATCATCTTGTATTCTCGTCGGCTCATGAAAAGCCCGAACTCGAAGAACTCCTCGTCGAAGGAATCATCGCCCGCAAGGTCGTACGTCTTCGTCAGCGTGATTATCTTCGTGTCGGAAAACTGGAATGCCTTCAGTATTCTCTGTTGGTCTGCTCCATCACCACGGCTGAGACGTTCCAGCTCAATGCACAGAACGCCCGTGTACAATCCCATCTCCACTGCCTTGAGCAGCCTTTGCATCTGCGGGCGGGCTTCGATGCTCTCACCCGATACAATCTCCCTATATATATGGGATTCGTCTACGTGGATTCCAGTCTGCGCCGCGAGGTTTCGCAGCATCTCCTCGTGTCGCTCAAGCGTGTTCTCATATCCTAGTTCCTCGTCTGCGCGTGACTTGCGCAGGTACATAGCATATGCCATCCATTAATCATTCCTTTCTCGTTGTCCTATTAAAAAGTGCGCGAATTGCTTAATCTGCGCGAGTTCTTCTTCCGTGTATGTGTCTCTCGTGAATACCAGCTCGTGCCGTGTTTTCGTGCCATGTACAAGCTCCTCGATGCTTATGCCGAAGTATTCCGACAGCTTCTTGAGCGTTGGCAGGCTGATGTTCTCGGCGCTGCGGTTGAACCAGCTGTTCACAGCGCTTGGGGATATGCCGCACTCTTTCGCCAATCTTCGACGGGAAATCCCTTTTGCGCTCATAAGCGCCTGCAAATTGTCAGTAAATGCCATCAAAAATTCGACTCCCTTCTCCGCTAAACGTTGGTATTACCACGTTTGCTGAGACAATTATATAATCTATAGGTGTTCACTGTAAACACTAAAGTGCTCAAAATTGAAAGTAAGTTTTGACATTTTTAGAAAAACCTATTGCAATTTGAAACTTCTTACCTATAATGGAAATTGTTAGCACACATAAGTGCGCACGTTGAGCGCAAAAGGGGGTGAGGGGATGTACAAGAATCTGAAGGCGGAAATCGCACGCGCTGGGCTGACGAACACGAAGGTGGCGGACGTAATCGGAGTCAAGTACGCAACGCTGTGGCGCTTGCTGAACGGAAAGCGTCAGTTCCGACTTGGCGAGATGACGGCAATCCAGTCGGAGCTTGAAGAGCGCAACCACGCTTCCTACACGCTCGACTATCTTTTCGGGGACGGTGACGAGAATGGAGAGGGGCAAACCGACAGCGGAGCACATGACGGCTCTATACGACATGATTAACAGGCTCTTCGCTGGACAAGACGTGTTTTACACGGACGAAGAGCTTGAAGAGCTGAGAGAGAAAGGTGATACGACATGGGTATGAGCATCTACGAGATAGACGATTCAATCCTATCGCTGGTCGATATGGAGACAGGCGAAATCGAGGACGAGAAGCGCTATGACGAGCTTCAGATGGAGCGCACGCAGAAGGTCGAGAACATCGGCTGCTACTACAAGAACCTCGTAGCCGAAGCAAAGGCCATGAAGGAAGAGGAAGCGAACATCGCACAACGCCGCAAGGCCGTGGAGAACAAGGCCGAGAGAATCAAGGCCCTTCTGGTTTACGCGCTGAAGGGCGAGAGGTTCGAGTCACCAAAGGTGCGTTGCAGCTACCGCAAGGCGAAGAGCATTCAGGTCGATGCTGAATTTATCGAGTGGGCGCAGGAGCACGCCGACGATTTGCTGACGTTCAAGGAACCTACGCCGAACATGACGGCAATCAAGGCTGCTCTGGAAGACGGGCGCGAGGTCGAGCACGCCGAAATCGTCACCAACGAGAGCCTTCAGGTGAAGTAGCATGCGCGATTTGAGGGCAGACGAGATAGAGGTGCGCGTCGCTCAGTGCAGCCAGAAGGGCGTGTCGCTCCTGCTTTACAAGGACAGCCGTTGTGACATGCGCATCCTTGACGAGACCTTCGGAGTCATGGGCTGGAGTGACAGCTACCAGAGCATCAACGGAGAGCTTTTCTGCACTATCGAGGTGTGGGACGCGGAAAAATCCCAGTGGATTGCCAAGCAGTCGAACGGAACGCCTTCCAACATGGAGGCCGAGAAGGGCCGCGCGAGCGACGCATTCAAGCGGGCTGGCTTCATGCTTGGCATCGGTCGCGAGCTTTACACGGCACCTTTCATCTGGGTGCCTTCCGAGAAGTGCAACGTTAAGACGGGGAAGAACGGACGCTTTCAATGCTACGACAAGTTCCGCTGCGAGAAGGTGCGCATTGAGAGCGGCCAGATTACGGGACTGAGCATCTACAACGATTCAAAGGGCTGCAGGGCGTTCGTCTACGCGACGGACAAGAAATAGACAGAGAGAGGAAGGAAGAAAAATGAACGAGAACATGGTTATGATTAGCAAAGACGAGTACAAGGCACTTCTTGAGGCGAGGTATGACCTGTCGGTGGTCAAAGACGTGCTTTTCAACAAGTGCAAGCTCGACTATATGGATAATGGAAGGCTCTTGTTCTTGGTGGCAGGCAATGACCTCGACGTGGTAATGAACTACCTGTTCAAGGACGAGTGCGCCGAGAGGATTGCAGAGCTTAAGAAGGAGGCCGAGAGCAATGAGCGTTAATCAGGTGGCAGTCACTGGAAATCTCACGAGGGAACCAGAGCTACGAGCGGCACAGGGAGGAACGGCAGTCCTGAGCTTCGGCATCGCGGTGAACGACAGGCGCAAGAACGCCTCAGGGCAGTGGGAGGACGTGCCCAACTTCTTCGAATGCGTCACCTTCGGAAACCGCGCTACGGCGCTGAGCGACATCCTCACCAAGGGCATGAAGGTCGCGGTCGCTGGAAAGCTCCACTATTCGAGCTGGGAGAAGGACGGCCAGAAGCACTCGAAGGTTGACATCATCGCAAACGACATCGAGATTATGCAGAACCGCAAGCCGCAACAGCAGCAGCCGCAGCAGTATCAACAGCCACATCAGACACAGGCTTTCGTACCGCAGCCTCCTACGATGGACATGTACAATGAAGACCTTCCGTTCTAGGGCTTGGTGGGGCGTGGTGCTCCATGATGGGACGCCACGCCCCTCGCTTGAAAGGAGGTGACGCGGGATGATTGGCGGCATGATTGGCACAGCCGAGGAAATCATCCATTGGCTTTTCGAGCAGCCGCACGACGGCAAGGAACGTCTGTATGAGATAAAGGAGCGCAAGCGCAAGCGAACGCTCACGCAGAACGCCTACTACTGGTCGATGCTCAACCAGCTGGGCAGGGTCTTGAGGATACCGACTTCCGAGCTACACTTCCGTATGCTGAGGGAGCACGCGCCGTTCGAGGTCGTGAGCGTGCGTTCCGACATAGACGTGTCTGGATACTTCCGCTATTTCGAGGAGATAGGCACCGGTTTCGCGGGTGGGCACGAGTTCACGCACTACCGCATCTACAAGGGCTCCTCGCACATGGATTCGTCGGAGTTCTCGCGCCTGATTGACGGAGCACGCGAGGAATGCGAGGCGCAGGGTATCTCTGTACTCACGCGCGACGAGATAGCACGTCTAAGGTACATTGAGGGGGAAGGATGAGAGAGCACAGCGTTCTGGGCTGCGGAAAATGGTGGGATGAGCGGCACGGGGTCTTGATTAGTTGGTACGACGAGCGCGAACCGTGGCTCGTGCGCCACGAGGTCTTCCACGGGCCCAACCGCAAGAAGTCAATCGAGCTTGGCCTGTACGTGTTCATGCCGCCAGAAGCACACAACATGAGCGACTATGCGGTGCACTTCAACCGCCCGTTCGAAGAGTACCTTCAGGCGGTTTCGCAGCAGAGGGCGATGGAGCACTACGGCTGGACAATTGATGAATTTATAAGCATATTCGGGCGTAACTATATTTGAGAAAGGGGGCAACGATGGTGAGCCAAAAGAAAATGGTGCTCGACTACATCAGGGAGTTCGGCAGCATTACTCCGCTCGATGCTATCAAGGACTTGGGGGTTACTAGGCTAGCGGCTGTAATCTTCGAGCTTAAGGAGGACGGCCACGACATACACACGGAGCGGGAGCACGGCAAGAACCGCTACGGACAGGCCACAAGGTATGCAAGATACAGCTTCGGAAGGGATGAGAGGAAATAATGAAAATCAAGCTAGATAGAGGAGCGTTCGTTCCAGAGCGTGCTCACGTCACGGACGCTGGGGCAGACCTCCGCTCGCCGATAGACGTGGTGGTTCCTGCGAGGGGTTCGCAAGTCATCGACACGGGAGTTCACATCCAGCTGCCGCACGGGTACGTAGGGATGCTCAAGAGCAAGTCTGGGCTGAACGTCAAGTACGGCATCACGTCCGAGGGCGTCATCGACGAGGGGTATACAGGCGCAATCAAGGTGAAGCTCTACAATTTAAGCGACTATCCGTATGCTGTCATGCGTGGGGACAAGATTACGCAGCTCGTAATCGTGCCATGTGAGTACGTTCACTTCGACTTCGTTGACAAGCTCGACGATTCCGAGAGGGGAGGTGAAGGCTTTGGCAGCACGGGGAAGTAAATACCACGCCAAGAAGACCGTCATTGACGGCATAGAATTCGACAGCGCGAGGGAGGCAAAGCGGTACACGAGGCTCAGAGCCTTGGAGGACGAGGGCAAGATTCAGCACTTGCGCCTTCAGGTGCCGTTCGAGCTTGTTCCGAGCTTCGAGTGCGAGGGCGTCAAGTACCGCGAGATGAAGTACGTCGCGGACTTCGTATACGTCCGCGACGGCAAGGTTGTCGTGGAGGACTGCAAGGGCTTCAAGACGCCGGAGTACAAGATGAAGAAGAAGCTCATGGCGTACGTCAATCACATAAACATCGAGGAATCTTGATGCTATAATCACTGGTATGCGAGGGTCGCGTCCTTGTAATGACATAGATTTTCAAGCCCCATTTTAAGGGTTGAAAATAGAAACCCCCATCGTAGACGCGACCTACGGTGGGGGTTTCGCTTAGGGGAGCTGGAAGAATGGAAGTAAAATCCGACTCATACGTGACCATTCAGGCGTTCATGGTGAACGAGCTTCACCTAAGCGGCAACGCACTGATAATCTACGCGGTAATCTACGGATTCTCGCAGGATGGAGACTCGTGGTTCACGGGTTCGCGCTCATATCTGGCAGCGTGGTGCCAAGCGTCGAAGAGCACGGTATCGCGAAACCTGGACACACTATGCGCGGACGGACTCATTGAGAGACGCGAGCACGTAAATTCCGGTGTGCTACTCGTGGACTACAGGGCGGTACGGGGTACCCAAAATGCGCAGGGGTGTACCCAAAATGAACATGGGGGCGTACCCAAAATGGGTATGGGGGGTGTACCCAAAATGAGCACCCATACTATAGAGATAGATACACTAGAGAAAAATACTAGAGAGAAGATAGAGACGCGCCACAGGTTCGGCGAGTATGAGAACGTTCTCCTCACAGATTCAGACATAGAGAAGCTGAAAGCAGAGTTTCCCACGGACTGGGAAGAGAGAATCGAAAGGCTCAGCGCCTACATGGCTTCAACTGGAAAGAGCTACAAGAACCACCTAGCCACGATTCGGAACTGGGCGCGTCGTGATGGAAACAAAGGCGGTGTTTCACGTGAAACATCAACAGGATTCGACAGGAAGATAGACGCCGACTACTACTACCAGAGCAGCGGAGACGAGGAACTTGACAAGGTTCTGGGGCTTGGTAAGTACGCGCCAACAACGCAATAGAGAGAGGAAGGAGAATCATGAAAATGGACGGAATAATCGAGGGGCTTGCCAAGGCGGCAGCACAGAACCACAAACCGCAGGAGGGCGATTACATCAAGGACGGCCTTCTCTACTGCGGTAAGTGCCACACGCCAAAGCAGTGTGAGGTGGAGTTCGGAGGAAGGATAATCAAGCCGTACTGTATGTGCAAATGCGAGGTAGAGAGGGAGGAAAGGCTCAAGGAAGATGAAAGGGCCCGCGAGAGAATGCAGCGTGTGGACAGGATGCGTCGAACTGGATTCCCCGACTCAGAGATGCGCGGTTGGACTTTCGCCAACGACGATGGCAAGGACGCGAAGACGATGGCGGCGATGAAGCGGTACGTCGAGAAGTTCCCCGAGATGCTTGAGAACGGCACGGGGCTGATGCTCTATGGAAACGTCGGCAGCGGGAAGAGCTTTGCGGCGGCGTGCATAGCGAATGCCCTGATAGAGAACGGCACGCCATGCCTCATGACGAACTTCCAGCGGATAGTCAACAAGCTGCAAAATGGGTTCGCTGGAAAGCAGGAGTACATCGACAGCTTGCAGAAATTCGACCTGCTCATAATCGATGACTTCGCGACAGAGAGACGTACAGAGTACATGACGGAGCAGGTCACCGCAGTGATAGACGCGCGGTATCGCTCCAAGCTGCCATTGATAGTAACGACGAACATCAACCCTCACGACCTCATGGGAGCAGATGGGATAGGCGAGCAGCGAATCTACAGCCGTATCATGGACATGTGCGTTCCCGTGGCCTTCAACGGGAAAGACCGCAGGCGTTCGGACTACGCCGCGAGGACGGCAGCGGCAAAGGAGCTTCTGGGGCTATGACTGAGCGCGAGCTTTCGCAGGCTCGCAGCCTACAGGCGGAGCTGGACGCGCTACGCAGGGTTGCGAGATGCGAGCCAAGCCCAGAGGTTCTGAGGGCGATAGACAGGCAGGCGAGGGCGGTCGAGTCCGCAAGGCTTGAGGTCATGGCGTTTATAGCGACAATCCCAGAACCACGAATCAGGGCGATTGCCGTCATGAGGTTTCTCGAAGGGAAGAGCTGGGAGACGATAGCGAGACGGATGCATTACGAGAGAACCAGCCCAGCGAAGCAGCTCAGGAGGTTCCTTCGTGGTAGAATCTAGTCGCGCCCAGTAGTCGGCGCTTCCTTTCTCTTGTGGCTCGTGAGTCCGAACCTCGCGGGCCACGCTCATGTCTGCGAAAGATTTTTCGGGTTCTCGCTCGTAATTGTGCGCTATAGGTGTATACTTGTATTGTCAAGTAAACCCACATAGGAGGGACTCAGACAATGTACAAGCTCCACATCCTAGACCTAGAAACTCATGAGATGGTCGTTATAGAGTGCAGCGAAGAGGACTACACAAAGACGCTTATGAGCCTTGACCCATTCAGGTATAAGTTCTGCTACTCAGAGGACATGAGTCCAATCGTTCCACTCGTTACGTTCTGCTACTAGAAGAAAGGCCCCAAGTTCGGGGCCTTTTTCTTTGAAAAAATCCCCGATTCTCACTTGCAACCGCTCGTTATAGGTGTATACTAGCATCAGCAAGTGAGGGAGATAGAGAAAGGAACCCAAAGATGATGAACCTCAACGACTTTAAGAACGCCATCAAGGACTACATTACCAACAGCGGCCAGAATCACAATGACTGGGACGTAGACGAGGCGGCGCGTGAGATGCGCGACACGTTCACGGAAGCAGAGAGCATCGATGACGTAGACCAAGACGAGTTTATCACGATACTACAGAAGCACGAAGCCTAGACGAAAGGCCCCAGAGATGGGGCCTTTTCCTTGCGCGGAAGAATTTCCCACGGCATAAATTACCGCGCGAATTCCTTACGAAAGCGCTTCCATATCGGGCGTTATTAGTGTATACTTATATACGAAGAGGAAAGGTCACACGGCACATACCATCGAGAGACAGGCCGTAAATGCGATTCCTCAGAGAGAGAAAGGACAGAGGATGTACAGGATGACTACGGAGTATTACGAAGCCACTGGGAATAGTGGGTTCAAGCGCACGCCATACGAGGTCGAGGAAAGGATAGTAAGCGACGAGTACTTTAAGACTTACACAGACCCAGCACAAACGCGCTTCTTTAATGGCTTAGGTGGACGCGAGCGCAGGTACCCAGACGGTTCGTATGGATGCAAGATTGTCACCATTCCACCAATGAGTAACTATCGCAGGGTGGTTAGGTTCAAGTACACGCCTAGGGCGTAGGACTTGGTATTCACAGAGAGAAAGGAAGTTTTGAGAATGAAATACAAGGATTTTAGCGACATGCTTCAGAAGAGGGTCAACGACCTGCCAATGATATTCGCCTTCAGCAACGAGCAGCTTGACAACGCGCTCGATGACATGGGGCTTAGCCTAAAGGATATGAGGGGCGACAAGCTAATCAGGATGGGCTTCGGGGCGTTCTGCCTTAAGAGCGACCTTGAGCACATACTCAGCGAGCTTGGCAAGGTGGACGAGATGAAGCGCGACTTCATCAAGGACTACGAGCAGGCCTATGATGCCTTCATGTATGAGATGGGCAACCACGAGTACCACATCAACGGGCAGGGAGATTGGGACGTTCTGAGCTGCTTCGGCCTAGACGATGACGTATGCGAGTATGAGGACTGCAAGGGAGCAGACGAGTACATGGATGCCATGGGGCTTTCGCCGGTGACGAAGGCCGCATACCACGACGCGCGAGGCGACTTCCTTCGCATGGCTGACGAAAAGGGTTGGTACTAGCAGAGTTTTTTGCGATTCACGCTTGCAACCCTAGTGTATAGGTGTATACTAGGGTTGTCAGGTGAAAGTAAGAGAGAAGGGAACGGCAATGAAGGAAATCAACTGGCGTCTGGTTCTTGAGGTCACGGCAATGGTAGCAATGATGCTCCTCGCGTCCTACGTAGAGGGCACAGTCCCCGTGTGGGCAAGGTAGGTGGCTGGAATGGGATTGCCGACTTGGCACTACATGGAGCTGTACGAGAAGGAAGCGGCGAGGAACGATGTTCTTGAGACGAAGCTCAGGATACTGGCAAAGGCGACCGAATGGCTTGCAGGCGTCAGGGGCGAGGTTCTGGGAACCGATGACATCGACGAGCTGTGCGAAATCGAGAGAGAGGTAGACGGAAGATGAGCGACATCAGCGAAGAGCTGCACAAAGTGGCAGACGAGTACGACGTTCTGCCGCTCTACGGGCTGGCAGACCGCATTGACAGCGAGACGGTCGAGCTGCCGAAGGACAAGGATGGAGTGCCCATTCACGTGGGAGACACGGTGTACGACGAGAACGGCATGGCGTATGAGGTCGTGAGCATCAGCTTCGGACAGTGGACTGGAGGCGCGACGGTACATGCGGTAGATGGCTTTTCCAAATGGCGCGACCTCATACCGGGGAAGATGGCCCACATCAGCCAGGACAGCTGGGAGCGCATCGCCGACGATATGGAAGACATGATTGACAAGGCGAAGACCGGCAAGAAGTACTACTACGCCACAGACTTCAGCATCTTCGCCGACCGCATCCGCAGGCTGGCGGAGAGGGAGGACGGTGGGCGCGATGACTAGCGACGAGCGCCGCGAGGTGGCGGCAAGGCTGAGTGATGCAAAGCGAAAGTGCGAGCAGCGCGGCTACCCGTGGATGACCGATGACCTAATCCTTGCCATTGGCTACGAGCACGACTACGAGGCCGACAACGGCATCTTCGACCGCCTCGCCGACCTCATTGACCCGACGTGCCACATAGCAGATGACGATTGGGCATCCCAGCAGTGCATGGGGCCGATGCTCTCGTGCGACCGCTGCGGTAATGCCTTCCCTGGGATAAACGGCCCGTACCAGTATTGTCCATGCTGCGGAGCAAGGGTGGTGAGCGGCGATGAGTAACGAAGACGAGCGCCGCGAGGTGGCGGCAAGGCTGCGTGAGGACGCTAACTGTAGCGAGAGTTCACCGCGCTTTGTCGTAGAGTCGTACCTTGGCATTGAGTACGACGGCACTGATGCGCTTGAGGAGTCTTACAAGAGCGAAAGTCTCTTGCACCTCGCCGACCTCATAGACCCGACGTGCGAGGTGGTCGCCTTTGATGATGAGAGCATGCGGCTCCCGCACTGCTCAAGCTGCGGGCATCCGATACTCAAGCCGTGGCCCAAGTTCTGCCCGAACTGCGGAGCCCGCGTGGCCGAGGGGAGTGGTGACTGATGGCGCATTCCGTCGAGGACGCCGCTGCCACCGTGGCCTATCTGTGGACAGAGGACTGGCTCGATTCCGGTGAGGAGCGCTACGAGGACCCGCGAGGCTGCTACGACGCGGTGCGCAGGGGGTCGGTGGTCATGAGCGCAGGGTGCCGCCACGTGGCGGTCCGCAAGGAGAGCCGAGTGGTCAGTGGTGCGCGCGGGTTCTACGTCGAGCTTTGGGACGGCAGGGTTCCGCTGTGCGACCACATGATGTGGCGCAACGCGTATGAGCTTGAGGTGGTCGACTGATGGCCGAGTACATCGTTGACACCACAGACGGCATCCTGCACGCCCGCACGACCGGCGAGCTGGTTAGGTGCAAGGACTGCAAGCATTATCACTACGAGCGCGAGGTCGGGTTCGGATGGTGCGACTACCACCCGAAATTCTACTTCCGCAAGACCGACTATTGCTCGTATGGAGAGCACAGGGAGGCGGTGCGGCATGCCAAGGACGATTAGGCCCCCAAAGGAGATTGGCAGCGCCTACGACGGAAAGGCCCTTGTCGTGTACGCGACGCGCATCGCCGAGATTGTGTCCCGGTACACGTCACACACAGAGCAGCACGTGCTTGAAAGCGTCATGCGAGTCGTTGGGCACCTGTGCGCGACTGGAGGGGAGAAGAGATGAATAGAGGAGGTAGGTACTTATGCGGCGTGACGGCAGACTCAGCGTGAGCGAGGAGAGGACGCTCTATAGCGCACTCAAGATTATCGAGGAATGCGCCTACGTGTGGTCTGACAAGATGGGTGACGTCGCCGACGTTGCAAGCGAGGCTGTCGAGGCCATGAAGGCGTTCATTAGCGTGGCAGACAACGACTAGGGGGGATGATATGGTGACAGAGGCACAGCGCAGGGCGCAGCGGCGCTACGACGCGAGGCACACGAGACAGGTGCACATCAAGCTCAACATTCGCACCGACAGTGACGTCCTCGCAAGGCTTGACGAGGTACAGAGTAAGCAAGGGTACATCAAGAGGCTTATTCGCGAGGACTTGGAGCGGACGGCAAAGTAGGAGCATGGGGCATCGCCAACGACGGCGGTGCCCCTTTTCGTGCGAAAGATTCTCAGATTCTCGCCTCAGTCCATACGTTATAGGTGTATACTTAAGTTGTCAGGTGGAAGAGAGAAAGGAACGGAAATGAAGGCAACTCATGACAACTTCATGAAGCTCATGAACGGCCTTAGCACCAGCGCGATTATCAACGCAATTGACAAGACTTGGGACACTGAAGAAGGAGAGATTTTCCGTGAGTGTGGGTTCGAGATTATCGACGGTCGCGTTTCAGAAGAAGAAAGCGACAAAATCTATTCTGAGCTATGGAGCAAGCACGCCGAAAGGTAGAAAGTGAAGGAGAGAGAAAGGAAACGAAAATGACAGCGACAAACACCAAGTACAGCTACGAGCACGCTAACGAGTGCACCACCACCGTTAATGGAGAGACGTACATAGTGTGGGATAACTACAAGCTCTGTGGGACGTTCGCCAAGAACGAAGCAGGAGAGGTCAAGCGTATAAAGTCTAATGGATACATCTCAAATGACCTCACAGTGCGTAAGGCAATAGCGACGAGCTTCAATCTCAAGAGCTTCAGGAAATAGCAAGAGGCGTGCTAGAGAGAAAGGACGCAGGGCATGTGGTGGAAGGTATGGGGCAGCGACGAGATGGACTGCATCATCGTGAGGGCGGACACATTCGACGAGGCGGTTAGGAAGGGCAGGCAGTACGACCAGCGATTCGACGGAGGGCAAGTGTTCGACCCCAGCTGGGACATAGAACGCCTTAAAATGGAGCCAGACATAAAGCACTAGAGGGAAACGGGGCCACCAGAAGGAGGTGGCCATTTTCTCGTTCCCGCAATTCCCGCTCAACGTGTCGTATAATTGTGGCAATGCAGAAAAATACGTCGCTATATTGGGGGTTCGCTTGGGGTCGTTACCTTCGGAGGTGCTCGTCGCGATTATCACGTCCGGATGTGCCGCGATGGCATCCATAATCACGGCCTTCATGAGCTACAGTCATGGAAACCAGATTCGTGAGTCGAGCAAGAGCATTGCGGAGTTCAGGCAGAGTCAGGACGCGCTTAATGAGCAGCGAAACTTGAAGGAACATGAGAAATCGATGATGTACGAGGCCATCATCTCCGGAATCATGGCATCACTCAAGGCATCGGACGTGTCGCTCATCGCTCTACAGGGAGGGCACCTAAACGGGAACGTGGAGGACGCCCGCAAGGACGTCGGCGCGGCAATCGAGCGTATGGAGGTGACGCAGCGCAAGGCTGTAGTCCATCTCACGGAGGGGGCAAAGAAATGAACAAGCGGTATTTCATTCCAGACAACGTGTACGCAGTGCTCAAGTGGGTCGGTCTCATAGCACTTCCCGCGACCGCGGCGTTCGTTGGTGCCGTAGGCCCTGCCTGGGGCTGGCAGAACGTCGATGCAATCGTTCTGACGCTCAATTCCGCGGGCGTTCTCGTTGGCGCCCTGATTGGCACCAGCGCAGCCACGGCAAGGCAAGACGGTGGTGGTTCCGATGGCGACCGAGGATAGCCACACGTGCCCGCTCTGCGGCCACGAGATGAGGCCCGAGAGGGGTACCGAGCGGCGCAACGAGGGTTTGGTCGAGATGTGGTACTCGTGCCCGAAATGCTGCCACCGGCAGGTATCCATCGAGCGGGAAGAAAGAGAGGGAGAAGATGCAGGGGATTGACATCTCAAACTGGCAACGCGGAATCGACCTTGAGAGGGTCCCGTGCGACTTCGTGATTGCGAAGTCCACCGAGGGAACGAACTACGTAGACCCGTGCTGCGACGGATTCGTCCAGCAGGCAATCAGCCTTGGCAAGCTGTGGGGCTTCTACCACTACGTGACCGGTGGCTACCCTGAGAATGAGGCCGACTTCTGGATTGCGAACACCGAGAACTACTTCCGCGACGGCCTCCCGTGCGTCGACTGGGAGAGTGGCGGCAACTACGTCTGGGGAGATACCGATTACCTGAGACGCTTCGTCCAGCGCGTCATCGACAAGACGGGAGTGAAGCCGCTTATCTACGCAAGCGCAGCGGCCTTCCCATGGGACGTATGCATGGAGCTTGACTGCGGCGCATGGGTAGCGCAATATGCGAGCAACAACCCAACCGGATACCAAGACAGCCCTTGGAACGAGGGCGCGTATAATTGCGTTATCAGGCAGTACAGCTCGGCCGGAAGGCTTGCGGGATACAATGGCAACCTAGACCTCGACAAGGCATACATCACGGCTGAGCAATGGCACAAGTACGCCAATCCCGGCGCAGACGAGGAGGAAGACATGACACAGGACGAGCACGACTGGCTGCATTACCTCTATATGGGTGGACAGACCGACAACCCACTTTCGTGGAACTACAACTGGAAGGACGGTGACGGCGAATACACGGCACGCGGCGGCAACATGTACAACTGCGTCAATCAAATGTACGACATGATTGTAGAGCTCAGGGCCACCGAAGCCGCGCAGACCGAGGCCATCAAGGCCCTTGCCCAGATGCAAGGGGCCGACCCGGAAGCCGTGGCTAAGGCCGTCTCCGAAGCCGTAGCCGAGAAGCTGAAGGCCATCAGGCTCGACGTCTCGACCGACGCCAAGGAGGGCTAGGATGAAGTATCTTACAATCATCAATCAGGAATTGACTGACGGCACGGACGCGAGTGTCATGCACGCACACGATACCCGAGAGGAAGCAGAGTCAGAGTATTTCAGCGAGCTTGCGTCTGGCATCCTGTCTCCAACGCTCAAGAGCGTCTTTGCTATGGTGGTCAGCACCGATGGCAACGTTCTGAGGATTGAGACGGTAGACGGACTCGCCCCAGCCGAAACCACTCCGGCAAGTCCTGATACTTCAGGCAAGACGTCCAGCGGACAGTAGGCCGGAAGGAATCCGCACATCATCACAGAACACGGGCTTGGCCCTCGTCTGTCACAGGCGGGGGCCTCGTCTTAAAGGGAGGCGATACGATGGGCGCATACAGGTCATGCCCGCGATGCGGGATGATTCACCCATACGACCAGCCATGTCCTAGGAAGAGGCCAACCTACCGTTACGAGAGGACTGGCGCGGACAGGCTGCGCTTCACATCAAGGTGGAAGCGGAAGAGCCTACAGATAAGGGAGGACGCTCACTGGATGTGCGAGGTATGCCGCGACCAAGGGAAGGTCACTACGGAAGGGCTTGAGGTTCACCACATCGAGAAGCTACGCGATGACCCGGACGGACTCATAGAGGATGACAACCTCGTGTGCCTGTGCAGGCTGCACCACCGAATGGCAGACGATGGGGACATAGACAAGGACTATCTACGCGGGCTAGCAAGGCAGAGGATTGAGGGAAGAAGAGAAGGGCTAGGTAACGGGAAGTAGGCTACCAATGAAGGTATGACTGGTTCTCCTTATCCCCCCCACCCAAGGGTGGCCTGGCTGGCTTGGCCGGGCTAT